TTACGTCCCATCGGTTCCCCTAGTTTCCCCCCCTGCTTGGGTTCGAGTCCCATCAGCCACCCCATCTAACACGTTGATTTCAAAGGCGTTTTCGGAATCTGGATTTTTCCAGTACCCATCCAGGGACAATTTCCGAATCTGCTCCAGCAGGTCTGCCTCGCGGGTGAACTGGTAGATCTGGTGCAAAACCTTCGCCGATCCGTTCTCCAGCGCCCACGCTTTGCGTGCCGCTAGGGCGTCGTCAACGGTGAAGAATCGGCCCAGGTACTGCTCGACGCCAAAGTCTCTGACGCGGGCCACGTAGGCGATCGACTTCCTGCCGCGGTACAGCCTGACGTCCATCGGCAGTTCAAATGTGTGCTGCGATGACCTTGCCATCCGCCTGGCGCGGCCGTTTGCCATGATGGATGCCGCGATGGTGTAGAGGACGTCCTCGCCCCACTGGTTCATCGCGATGTTGACCGCAGCACAAACCACTCGCACGTTGTCAACGGTGTAGCCCACCTGGGCGTCGATGCGGTCAATGCTTGGGGCCCAGGGCCTGCGCGCACTGCCGGGGATCTGCTTGATGCTGAACGCGATGCCCGTGACTTCGCAGCTCCCGCCGCATCTCTCCCACAACTGCTCGGCCTGTTCCTTCGTCAGCTCATGCGCTGCGGCCGACTTGCTGGCGCGCTTGCGGGCAGAGTAGATCGACTGCATGAAGGCGGTGTAGACGTCACTCATGAGGCCTGCCTCTCCACTTTCGGAGCCTGCAGATTCATCTCGAGCCTTGCCATTTCGGCGGCATCCCGATCGCCGTCGATCCACTTGGCGTAGGTCTTGAGGAACATCTCGACGCTGTGGCCAAGCTGCTTGGCGCAGAAGGCCGGCGTCATTCCCACCATCAGCATCGCCGTGGCGTAGGTGTGCCGGCAGTTGTAGGGCCGGCGGTAGCGCATGCCCAGCGCCTTGAGCACCGGCTCCCAGTAGCTGCGCCGGAATGCCCGCTCCTCGTGCCAGCCCACCCCATAGCGGGGATCGTGGAACACGCGCCCGTCATCAGCCATCTGGGTGTGCTGGCGCTGGCGCTGTAGGGCCGCCAGGGCCCGGCTGTTCAGCCTGACCGTGCGGGCGGTGTCGGTCTTGGTGCTGTCCTTCTCCTCGCCCCTGACCACCGTCTCGGCCACCAGCACGGTGCCGGAGGCTAGGTCAACGTGGCGCCAGGCCAGACCGAACATCTCGCCCGTGCGCAGGCCTGTCCAGAACCAGAACTCGACCATGTTGGCCACCTGGCCCGGGTGGCGCTCGGCCATCTTGGCGATGATCTTCTCGCGCTCCTCGGCGCTGAACGGGTCCGGCGTGGGCTTCTGGTACTTGGCGCGCTTGATGCTGGACACAGGGTTATCCCTGAGTACCTTGTCGGTGACGGCCAGCTCGAGGGCGTCGCGCAGGACGCTCACGTAGTTGTTGACGGTCTTGCCCGACAGGCCCGGCTTGCTGGCGATCGCGATCTTGATGTGGCTGGACACCAGCTTGCGCAGAAGCAGGTCGCCCATGGCGCCGCTCTTGGGGTCGTCGTAGGGGGCAGCCTTCCAGAACTTGATCGCGCTGCTGTAGCCGGCCTTGGTGGAGTTCTCGATGCGCTGCCCGGCCAGCCAGGTGTCGAGCTGGTCTGCGACGGTCAGGCCCGAGGTGGTGCCCGAGGCCGGGAAGTACTCGGCCATGACGAACACGCCCAGCCGGATCTTGTCGTGGATCTCCTCGATCAGGCGGGTCGCGTACTTGCGGTTGGCCACCGTGGGTGCCAACGGCTTGTTGTCGACCAGCAGCGTCTTGCGATACCGCTGGCCATCGTATGTGAAGTTCAGGCGGATGCTGCCATCCCTGACCTCTACGCCATTGCTCTTTCTACCCACTTTTCGTACCCGTCCATGTCGATGAGGATGTGACCGTCCGGGGCGCGGCGGTACTGCTTTCCCTCAAGCCAGACGCCTTCCTCGATCTTTCGGCGCACTGCCTTCTGGGTGTAGCCTGTCAGGCGCTCAAAGAGCGGCAGGCGCACGTATCTGGTTGCGGTCACGGCAGCAACCCCCAGCCAAACTTGGCGAGCTCGTAGGCCGCTCGTGCCACGAGGCCGATCGTCACCAAGCCACCGGCCCACACTGCGGCCAGCACCAGCAAGTCCAACAAGTCTATTCCTTGGCGTCTCATAGCCCTTCCTCCAGCTCCTCGACCAGCTTCTGCAGGTAGTGCTGCGCCTTGCCGATCTCCTTGAGCTGTTCGTCTTTGGTGCCCATGCGCATGATGTACTTGAGCGCATTCCCACGATAGAAACCGATGCGTTGCTCACGCGGCCAGGTGTCGATCACGTCCCATGGCTCGACGGCCATGTCCTTGTAGTGATTGCCACCCACCTGGGTGTCGTTTGCGCAGATTGCCATTGTGATATTCGCTATTTGTTTATTGCAGATGAGATGACCTCAGCCAATCCATCTCCACTTGCCACCGATCAGGTCGTCTCCAACAGGCTGGGCCTTGCGCCCTGGCCGGCTGTGCCACATCGCAGCACTCCCACCGGCGTCTGCTTTGTCTAGTTTGAATCCAGCGGCCCTCAAGCTGGCACCGCCTTCGTCGGGAAGCGTGTACGTGTAGATCGGCGCATGACCAAGTGCGCGTGCAGCGCGCCGGGCCGCCCCGTAAAGCATGCTGCAGGCGTTGCGCGTGCCGTCTGTGCAAAGCCGAGTCACTTCCGCTGCTTTGCCGTCGTCCAACCGAGGTGCAACAGGTCTTCCAACAATCGCGACCCCCACTAACGCCCACTGCTCATCATTGACCATGCTGGTGCAGGCTTCCACACCTACAGCAAACTTGTGCCCCACCACTGGCCGACTGTGCCTATGCAGATTGCGCACAAACTCGTTTGCCGTCTTTAGGTCACAGGGAACAATGCGCAGCGGTGTTGCCATTGTGATAGTTTACCCTTGTGATATTTAGAATGGAATAGGGTCGTGAATCCATTCGTCGCATCCGGTCTTGACGACGTCGGCCGGCGGCGTTGCGTTGAACATGGAGCACGTCGGGCCGTGCGCCGTGGCGTAGTGCTGACAGGTGAAGCACTCGACCGTGATGGACTCGAGCGCCTTGAGCTCGCGGCGGAAGAGATCGCGCCTGATCTGCAGTTCGGTCTTGTTCATGCCTGCCCCCATTCGTAGGACACCACCTGCGGGTACTTGTCCATCTTTGTGATACGGATCATGGCTGGCTTGCGCAGGATGTCTGCGTCGTACTCCAGCCACTCGATGGCCTCCTCGGCGCTGCCCGGGATCGCATCGATCTTTGAGCGCGTCGCCCACCAGGCCTCGGCCTTCTTGCGTGCGTAGCCCTGGTGTGAAACGCAGACCCATTCTCGCGCCGCCACCATGATGCCGTTGAGGTACTCCACTCGCAGGCTGGGCGGCGAGCCCTCCTTCTGATGCAGCCGGTAGCGCACCTCGTCCACCGGCACCTCCTCAAAGAGCGCCTCCTGCTGGCTGCTCAGCACGGCCGCGGCGCTGGCCTTGTTGCCGTGCTTGATGCGCTCGGGCTCGGGGAACTTGAACCCGCAGTCGATGCACTCGGTGGCCGATGCCGGGTTCTGGCTACCGCACTCGGGGCAGAGCTTGGTCGGCGCCTCGCCCTTGCGCGCTGCGCTGGGCAGCCGGCCCTTGATGGCGTCCACCGGACCCATGCGCTCGGTGGTGTCGGTGAAGTCGGCCCACAGGCAGTTGTCCTTCCCGTCAGCCAGACGCATGCCGCGGCCGGCGATCTGCACGTACAGCACGGGGCTCTTGGTGGCGCGCAGCAGGGCGATGAAGTCCACCTGCGGCACGTCGAAGCCGGTGGTCAGCACGGCCACGTTCACCAGGCACCGGATCTGCCCCAGGCGGAAGGCCTTGATCAGGGCAGCGCGGTCGTGCTTCGGGGTCTCTGCGCTCACCACGGCGGCGTTCACGCCTCTGCGCACGAGGGATGCGCATACGTGATCCGCATGATCGATGGTGACGGCGAACACCAGCCAGCGCTTGCGGTCGGCGGCGAGCTGCACGATCTCGTCGCAGGTGGCCTCGACCAGCTCCTCCCGGTCGGTGACCTTGGCGAGCTCGCTGACCACGTAGTCGTCGCCCGAGGTGCGCACGTCGCTGGCGTCTACGCGGGTGGCGGTGGGGGCCGGCAGCAGTGGCGTGAGGAACTGCAGGTCCAGCAGCTCGCGCATCGTCACCCGGGTGGCGACGTGCGTGAACAGGGCCTCGTCTCCTGCGGTCAGCCAGACGCCGTTGCCGCGGAAAGGGGTGCCGGTCCAGCCGATCGTGCGGGCGTGCGGGCAGGGGCGTGCCAGGTCGTTCAAGAACTGCCGCCACATCCCCGTCTCCTTCGGGTTGATGAGGTGGCACTCGTCGGCCAGCACGATGTCGATGCGCCCGAGGTTGTAGGCCTGCTTGTAGATGCTGCCGATCGTGGCGTAGGTGATCTGCCGGCCGAGCTGCTTGCGCCCGGCCGCCGCGCTGTAGATGCCCACGTCGGCCTGCGGCCAGATGGCCAGGATCTTCTCGACGTTCTGCTCGAGCAGCTCCTTCTGGTGGACCAGCACCAGGATGCGGGTGCCCGGGTACTCGGTGTCAGCGCGCTGCGCCAGGGCCGCGATCATCAGGCTCTTGCCGGCGCCCACCGCGGCCTCCACGATGGGGTTGCCGTCGGTGTGGCGGTTGAACCAGGACCAGAGCTCGTCGAGGGTGCGGGATTGGTAGTCGCGCAGCTTCATGCAGGCCTCCCGACTACAGCATTGTGAATCCTGCGGCCGATCCAGCGTACGCAGGGCACTGCCCAGGAGTTGCCCAAGGCCTTGTAGCGCGGGCCGTCAGGGCACTCGCTGGCGGGCTTGTTGCGCCAGGGGATGGCGGTGTAGCCGTCAGGGAAGCCCTGTAGCCGCTCGCACTCGACGGGCGTGAGGCGGCGGACTTGCATGGCGGTGGCAATCTGAGTTGTGCCACCGCGCCTAACGCGCCCTTCATCGGTCAGCGCCCCAGTTATCTGACCATCGCCGTTCATGATGCGAACCTCATCGCGTGAGTTCGCTTGGAGCGCCACTGCCGCAGTCGCGCAACCCTGCCCGTTGCCGGTGCCAATGGCATGGCACACATCGGTGCTGCTGATGGGGTCTTGCGTGGGGTGGAAGGCGGTGACGAAAGCCTCCGTCTCAAAATCCTGGCGGCCGCTGGCGGTGCCGCAGGCGTTCAGTGCTGGGGCTACGTCAATTGGGCCGCTGGTGCGGTTGCCACCGAATGCAGCGCCCGATGCAGCGCAGGCGGCAGCGCTTTTCCCCGCCTTTCTGCTCGGCGCAGAATCCCGGCGCAGGCCGTCCCACTCAAGAAGAACCGAGGCGGGATCGAACCCCGCTCGAGCACTTGCGACAACGAACACACGGCGGCGTCGTTGGGCCAGTCCGAAGTATTGGGCATCCAGGACACGCCAGGCGACTGTGCGCTGGGGTCCAGCAACCACACCCGCGTTGGTCCACCCGGTTGCGGCCAACGGGTCGATGGCGGTATCGCAGCCAGCGAGCGCTGAAAGGAAGCAGCCGAAGGCGTTGTCGGCAGTGCTGAGAACTCCCGGGACGTTCTCCCAGAAGACGATGGCTGGCAGCTCTCCTCGAGCAGATCGAACATGGTCAATTGCATTTGCGATCTCGCAGAAGGTAAGGGACAGATTGCCGCGAGCATCGTCCAGGGACTTCCGCAACCCGGCCACAGAAAACGCTTGGCACGGGGTGCCACCGCAGAACAGGTCTGGCGCCTCGACCTCGCCGGCGCGGATCATCTCCGGCAGGCGCGTCATATCCCCGAGGTTCGGGACATTGGCATAGTGATACTTCAGGACAGCAGAAGGAAAGGGTTCGATCTCGGCAAACCACGCAGCTTGCCAGCCCAGGGGCTCCCAGGCCACGCTCGCAGCTTCGATGCCACTGCACACTGACCCGAACCTCACGCCACTACCTCCGCAGTCGTGATGCCCTGCTGGTGCAGCGCGCCCTTCATGCGGCAGGCCTCGGCGGCCATGGACTTGTGCTCGAGGCGGTGCAGCTCCACCGACGTGAGCGCGGTCTTGCCGTTGCCATTGGCGAACGTCTGGCCGTCGTGGTCGCGGTACAGCACGTCGCCGTTCAGCACGTCCGTCTGCTGGCCGACTTTCTCCAGCAGGATGGGGATGTAGCGGTGGCGCTCGCAGCCGGTGCGCTGCTCGTTGAACTCCAGATCCTGCTCGTGCTCGGCGCACGTCCAGCGGGCCTGGCCATTGACCTCTGGCGTGGAGTGCGCGCACGTCCTGCAGTTCACCTCGGGCAGATCGGTGCCGTGGCAGATCGGCGAGAAGTGGCACATCTTGCACTCGTACCAGGACGGGTCGTTGCTGACCCGCAGCGGCGGCTCTGCGGCCCGGATC